ATGGCTAGTGACTCTTGGTTGTCTAAGAACGTACGTCCTATGACTCTTGTATACATCTTATCTGCTTATCTTGGTCTTGCTATTAGTGATGGTCAGGGATTTAAAGTAGCAGAAGCCTACGTAACCTTGTTAGGTCAGTGGGGTATGCTAGTGATGTCGTTCTACTTTGGTGGTCGCACCTTAGAGAAGATTATGGAAATGAAGAAGTAGTCAAGACGGCACGGAAGGTATCAAGAACATAGTTATTTTCCGTCTTTCTAACTATGGCATCAACGAATTGGCAGGCGAGTTTGTAACCCTTCCACCCATAGAAATAGCCCGCCTTGTGAGCGGGCTTTTTTACGTCTATCGTATTACTTCAGAAGGATACTGTTCTGGTTTCTTTTCTTCTTTAGGTTTCTTGAAGATAGCATCCCAGTTGTTATCATACTTCTGTTGGTCTTTAGGTAGGATTGGCTTGTCGCCTTTACCACCAGGGTGTTTATGAAACATTAATAAATCTCCTCATACCAGAAGAATAAGAATCTGACAAAGCCTAGCTCAAGCATGGCAACAAAAGCTCGACCATTCTCATCTTCCCATTCATCAGTGTATTGTAAACCGAGGCCGAAGCCCTGGATAAACTCTATCGCTAACCCGTTAAACAAGTTCACACGCACCTGATACACAGGCCAATTCATGCATGTTAACAGTAGCATCATCTACTTCGTACTTATCAAACTCAGCCCAATCAATCTCAGGGAATGCTTGTTCTGCTTTGTAGTACTCAGGAGCTGTGCAGTCTTGATATGGTGCTTGTTGGTATACGTGATCGTTGAACGGTAGGAAGCTTACGCCACCAATATCATCAAAGTTCTTATATACCCAAGCTCCTACTTCCATCCATTCGCTTTCACGAACGTAAACAGTAATAGAAGGATTGTGTTCACACCAGTGTTTCTTGAATGCTAGGTAGTGTTCTAACTGTTGAACAGCTGACCATTGCTTACGAGTGATAGAACCTTCTGGAGCTTTCTGTGGGAATGAGAATACTAAGTTACTATCATTCATCACATCAACTTCACAAGGAACACCTTTCTCTTTCAAGAACAATGCAAGGGGATCTTTAACATCGGCTCGGACAGTACGTATGTAATAGTCGCTATGGCGAGGATGAATCCCACTAGCACTGTCGACAAGCTGAGATACAGTACCGCTTGGTTTGACTGTAGTGATGGCAGCACTTCGGGGGATACCCAACTTATCAGCATATTCTTGGTTTGATTCAATTGCTGTCTCCTTCATTGCTTTAAGATACTTCTCAGGATCATTAGCAAGTACTTTGTTATCAAGAATACCTGTTAGTGATACACCTAAGAGACGTTCTTCTTCTGCGTTTCGTTGCCAGACTTTTCTAATGTACTTAAAGTCCGTGAGAGTGCTCTGGTAAGTCCCAAGGATTGCAGCAATGCGAACCTTTCTTTGTAGATCTCCGAGGCTGTCACCTGCTCGTACAACGACTTCAGTAAGGTTGCAGAATCCACAGGGTCGAAGTATGATTTCTCCACAAGGATTCGTTCCAAACTCGTAAGAAGCGTCTCTACGTCCTGTAGCTTCTGCCTGCTTAACCGCAGAAATGCGATTAAAGATTCCACGTTCTCCTGACTTTGATTCATATAGTGTATGCCATTCCTTCATAAAGATACCGATGTCCGGTAATTCAGTATAAGCAACCGAGTTGTTGGCTAGAGCTCGTTGCTTTTCATCTTCCCACCACGCACCATTCTTAGCGTTACGCATTCTCTCATCTGTTAAATTAGATAAGCTGATCAATGCTGATCGACGCACACCACCTACAACTACGATTTGTGCAATCTTACAGACGAGATCATGGCATTCAACACTGGAAAGTTTACGTCCAGCAGCTTTACTAAATAACTCAATTGTAAATTGGAACAAGTCTTCGAGAGGCTTGGGTCCCGATGCTCGTCCCCCAAAAACCTTAAGTCTAGCTCCAGCTGGTCTGACTTTAGATACGTCGAGACCTGGGATAAGTCCGGTATACAATAGTCCAATAAGCTCACGTAATGCTGTGGCCCATCCTTGCTTGGAATCCGACACGGTAATGATTGTAGACGTGCGAGTAAACTCAGATGCGACTGTTGGGAGCTTTGATACATATTGTCTTTCTACTGAGAAACCTAAGCCAGTACCATTCATAAGGATAAACATAGCCTCATCAAAGGCACGTACATCATCAATAGGTAGGTAGGAACAATTGTAACCTGCAATGTTATCACGTTCTAGAGCTGGTCCAGCGGTCATTAAAGCACGCATAGACGGCATAACTTCTAGGTTAAAGATAGCATCGTATACTTCTTTGTATGGGAATGTTTCTGGGTACTTTGCTTGCCAGAAGTCACAGTATCTTTTTACTGTTTCATCCCATGTTTCACGTCGACCTAGGTCTTGTTTCCATCTAGCGTAACGTGATTTGTGGATATATGTTTGGAAATCATTCATTGAATTCGTCTTCTAATTCCTGTTCTAGTTCATCAGCTTTCTCTTCAATTAAGTCTTGAAAGCGTTCAATGAGGTCCTCACTGGAGATGTTTAAGATCTCTAATAAGGATACCTCGTCTATTCGTTTGAGACGTTCACTTATCTCTGGTAGTGTTAGCGGCATATCTATCGTCTAAGTCTGGTCTCGTTTTAGTCATGTTGCTAAGAAACATCCAACAGCAACCCAAATGATCAACATGAGGTAGACCACTTTCGGGGTCAATATCTTCCCCTCTTTGAATAGCAGATAGGTGTCTAAGCATAGCGGCAGTGAGGCGGCTATAAGAAATTCCTTTACGCCAGTTATGAGCAGCATACTTATTAGCTCCAAATGTTAATACCTTAGACAGTCCTTCTAGAGCATCAAAGTCTAGTAGGTCCATCCGTGGTTTACTGTCATCGTACTTGAGTCCCCCTTCGGGGGTTAAGTCTTTAATGTCATGTTCATTTACTGTTGCCATTATGTTCCTTTAATCTCTGGACGTGTTTGAGTAGTTGATGAACCTCTACTCCAAGTTCCACAAGCCTGGCATTGATAACGCTGGTATGTTCCACCAATCGTTCTAGCTGTGCCCCGCTTTTGCAGCTTGTGAGATCCGCATGATGGACACGTTCCCTTATCGTTTTCATTGTATAAGTTCCTATTAGGATGATTCTTAACCCATGGTAAGACTTTATGATATACCTTCTCAAGGAGTACTACGTCCTGTTTGTTATACAGTTCCATAGCTTTCCAAGCTTTTGGTACATTATTCATACAGTCAATCCATAACTGAAAGTTAGTTTCATGCTTAGCACCAAGACCTAATCGTTGTGCGACGTAGTCAAGTTTGTTACTAGGAAACTTAAACTGGTTACGAACAGTACGAAGCAAGTCGATTTGGCGATAAGGAGCTGGAGGGGGGAGTCCATGGAGTAGGAATTCCTTATTGAGAGTAGGAATATCAAACTTAGTACCGTTGTAATGAACAACGGCATCTGCTTTATCCAATAGAGCATGTATCCCTTTCAGCATCTTAGCGGGTTTAGATTTGTGAGTCGAGTCAAAGAAGATTTCTTTTTCTCCGAGCCATTTAGCTGCCCAACACATTACGTATGAGGACTCTTTAATCTGGCTAAGACTTACATTCTGTTGCCATAGACCCCATACATAAGCACTGTTAGGACTTGTTTCAATATCAAGTAGTAGGATTTTCACTAGGCTTTTTCTTTCTACCAAGTCCAACAAACATCTCTGCCATATCCCAGCAAGCTTGATACCCAGACTCATTACGATTAATGTCTTGTGTTTCTTTTAAGAAGCGTTCTAAGAACGTTGCAGCAAACATAGACTTTTGTGAAATCGATGTGCCTTCTTTAAACCCTTCTAGGAAAGCTCCACGCAATGCGTTCTGCATATCCTGTTCACTAACATGGTTACGTCCAATTAAAATCTCTTCACCCATTACTGTACTCCTTCTGGTTGTTCATGTACTGTTACTTGTCTAGCTGCTTCGTCTACCACGGTAACACCGTTTTGTAGTAATACGTTAAGCCCAAACTCAACTACAAATTGTAATTCGTTGGGAGTTAACTCGCCTACATACTGTGCTGAACCATCTGGTAGTTCGATTAATTTATCTATCTTCAAGCCATTCCTTTGGTAAGCCATCACGTAGATCTGACCACTCAAAACCTGCTTTAGTAGCCCAGTCTCCGTATGACGTCTTGCTTCCTTTTCTAATCTTTACTCGGGCATTCTGGAAGAAGATATAGAATGTATAGTCAGGATATTGCTCCTTGACCCATATCATTTTCTTTCTATCTTCCGATGTTAGCTTGCCTTTGGTTTCAATGTAGACTTTATCTTTGACTTTCCAGTCTGGTATATAAGTCCTAGTCGCTGCTGGTTGGGTAAACTTAAGCCGGTCAGGTTCATACTCTACCGTGTCAGGTAGAATCCCCCGCACCCTCTCCTCGAACTTCGATTTGTAAATTCGGAGGCACCCAATGTTGGCCTTCTCTTCTTTGGATAAATAGGAGTTTGCCATTTATAATAATGTTGTTCGCTTCATTTGTATATATGTTCCTTACATAATGATACATGTCTATTTCATCAGCTAAGCTATCAATAACATCGTGATGATGCTGCATAAACTTAGGCCATTTCTGTCTTGCTTTGCCATCATATCCTGGTATGTTATCACTAACATCTCCTAGAATTAATTGCTTGTAGAAGCTTTTTAATCCATCTAAGGGAGAAACAAAGACTCGTTCTTTGGTAACAAAGTTGAAATGATTACCAGGGATTTGCTTGAGGTCTTTATCAATAGAACAGATAATGTAACCCATCATATCATCGCAGGCAGTAGCTTCGATACCAATAAGATCGTCAGCTTCATTGCCGTTTGAGATTACTGCATTCCATTCCGCAACAAGGTAGTCACGGACTGCTTGTAGATGTACAGGCTTTTCTTTATCTTTTCTGTTAGCTTTATACTCAGGATAGATCTCATAACGAAAGTTACCAGGTCCAGTTAGAAAGCATTTATACTCATTGCTTTCTGTACCAGCTAGTATGTCTCGCATCATGATATCCGCCCGAAGGACAGCGATGTCCTCCGGTTCGTGATTAGCACTTGCAGAACAGCGGTATGCTACGATATCACCGTCTATTAGTGCTAGCATTAGTTTAGATCAATGAATTCATCTGATTCAATCTCTGCTACTCCTGGCTCTTGCAATGTTTCTTTGCCGAACACGTAGGCTTCGAGCAGCTTGGCCGTTGCCAGAACATCATCAACTTTAACCCCTTTAGCACCCACTGATAGAAGATTGACGGCTGTGCTGAGACTTGATTGACGAATGATGTAGACCTGACGGGCAGCTCTTTCTTCAGGTGTTTCGTAGTTGCTTTTTGGGGCTGGGCTTGCTGACGCTTTACTTTGGTTCGATGAACCTCCACCTTGGCTTTTTGTGGCTTCTGTGAATTCCCAGTACCCTTTGTCGTTTTTGTTGAGTTTGACATCAAATACATCTCCTTTACTTGCTACTGATAATGTTGCATATAGTGTCTTGTTACCAAAACTAACTACGTTCTTTTTCTCTTGCTTACCTTCTTGATTGAGATACTCAACTACAGCAATTTTATATTTACCTTTGTCTTGTACGTCAACATTATTGATTGTGATTTGCATTTATTTCCTTTACTTGTTTTAGATATTGTGAATAGTATTCAACCGAGTCATTCATATTCGGTCCCACTGAGCATTCACATTTCAATGGTATGTTTGGTTTAACTCCGAACATCCTGTTAAAGTTATCAGGCATGTCTGCGAAGCTAGACTCAAACAAGTTTACAACAGCATCTACGGACGACTCTGGTACATCAACTAAAATAGAGTCATGAATCGTACCTATTAGCCTAGCTTGTATGTTTTGTTTTTTTAGGCGGTTGAAGAACGATACTCGTATTACTGCCATAATGTCGTGACCAGTCCCTTGTACAGGATGGTTAGTCATTGTAGTCCATGGTATAACTAGTTCGTTACGAAAGTTACGTTTCATATCGAATTGCCATTCTCTTCCTTGAGGTCCAATCACGGGCTTTCCGGAAGTTACTAACTTTGCTAGAGACAGATGCCAAGCGTTTAGTCCAGCGTACTTCTTGAAGAACTTGTCTCCAATACCTTCCCAGAACTTTACGGATGAACTTGTTGCTGCGAACTCTGGATCCTTTGAAAAGGCAAAGGCAGAGCCCCGATAGATCGTTCTGAAAAGATACTTCTTGGCAATAAGGCGAGACGGAAGACCGAAGGCTTTTTCGTTTTCGGAATGTAAGTCCCGTCCGTTTAGGATCTCGTCTATACCTACTTTGTCTTGGCTTAGCCATACTGCTGTCCACCATTCTAGTGCTTTTGCATCTGCTTGTATTAACATATACTATTAGTATACCACATTATTTAGGATTTGTCAAGTAACATTCATCAACTTTATTAGCTTGATGGAATAACTTGCGATAAGTGTCTTTATTGAATGTAAACAAAGCATCTTTAAAGACATCAGGACCATGAATATCAATGTATTCACGGACTTCAGACATGACACTGTGTTCCCAAGATTCAGCAGCTACTTGAGCTAACTCTTCTTGAATAATAAGTTGTTGTTTTAGTTTACCCATTATAAAGCTCCCTTGGATTTATCCAACCAAATGCATATTTACTTGGTTTACAAGTACGTTCATACATTGGTTTTGTGTTTGTGTCATGAGAAACATTAGTTTCTGATGTTGGTGCTGTATACAGCCTAGTTGGTTGATAGGATGATACTTGGTTGAGTAGCAATTGATCGGCAACACCCATTAGTATTCACTCCTTACGAATGTTTGTAACTCTGGTGGCATGTTTTGTAAGTTAGGCTTAGTACTGGACAGACGACCCGTACTAGTAGTAACTTGATTGAACTGACCATGAATGCGATTCTTAGGCCATTTAGTATCTGTGTTAATCTTGATAAAGCTCTCATAGAACTCATTAACTTTCGTTAGAGAAGCCATACGAAGAAGTAAGGGCACAGTATTACTTTTGTCTTTTAACGTCTTGAGGACGCTTTCTGACGTGCTGAACATGCCTTCTTTTTGTAGGGCACTGCCTTCTGGAGGTTTAAATAGTCCTGGTAGCGTATGAGTTTCCCTAACCACCTTAAACCTAGGTTGTCCAATCTTTGTACCTGTCTTGTAAAGGCCGGCAACTTCCCGTCTTTCCTCTTCAATCTGTCCTCCGTACAAATAAGCCGAAAGGTGATCTGTAGAGTTAAAGTTAATAGGAATATGAGG